CGAATGCTGGCGGGTTACGCTGTCCGCTCTGAGCGCGTGAGTGGTGACAAGTCTACGAGGGCAAGCGGGCTGGCAGCGCAGATAAATGCTGGAAACGTGCGGCTGGTGCGTGGCGCGTGGAACTCGGCGTTCCTCGAAGAGCTGCGCCAGTTCCCTGCTGGCAAGAATGATGATCAGGTGGACGCGGCGGCGGATGCTTTCAACGAGGCGGCGATGAGGGGTTCTCGCGGTATGGCGTATTAAGTGTCACGTGTTATAATCGCTGGTGTGGTTTCACAACAGCTATGCTCAGGCCGGGGCACTCCCGGCCATTTTTACGCTACAGGGGGACAGGTGGTCGAAGTTGCAATATCGTCAATGGAGCTGGCGTTTGTGAAGCGATACGCCAGCCAAGCGGAGATCGGCGGCAGATCAGCGGTGCGCGGTGCAGACCGTCAGATGACCTTGCAGGAAGATCAGGTTATCGGAATGATGGGCAATTATGCAATTAATAAATACCTATCCGGCAACGCGCATTCATTTCGGCTGAGCCGTCACCTGATCAATCAATATCCTACGATGGGCGATAGTGGCAGCGACGTTCCCGGCTTAAACGTGGACATCAAAACCTCGCTGGTTCGGACTGAATTGCCCTACAAGCGACACTCGCTAGTTGTGCGCTCAGCCGAGCGACACGCGCAGACGGTGTATGTTTTGGGCCTCGTGCCGCCAGAACGCGACAAAGTACTATTGATGGGCTGGGCCGTGAACGAAGAGCTGAAACCGATCACCACGGGGATTTTTACTGGTGCATGGGGATTGCAAGCGGATGCGCTTCATCCGATGATGCCGCTTCGTTGGTTCTGAAAAAGATTTTCTGAGAAGTTTGCCACTCTAATCTTGTATGGGAATATTCGACAGAATCAAAGCCGCGTCAATGGCATTTCGCTTCCCTGCCAACCTCACCCATCGGGCGGGGTCGTTTCTGTCCATTGCGCCTCGGACGTTCCCATATGAGAACACGGACCCGATCTCGAATAGCGCAGTAATCAATACTCTGGCTTGGATTCAGCGGAACTTTCCTCAAGCCGATTTTGGTGTATATCGAGAGGCTGACGACGGCTACGAGGAGATTGAAGATCACCCGCTCGAACAGCTGCTCAACAGCCCGAACATCGGTTACGGGCCTGACGCGCTCTGGTCTGCTACGCTTTTGTCGTATCACCTCGACGGAAATGCCTATTGGCTGAAGGAGCGCAACGCAAGGGGCTTTGGTGTCCCCACCGCGTTCTGGTATGAGCCACACTGGTCAATCAAGCCGCACTATCCCGAGGACGGCTCGGCCTTTATCGACTACTACGAGCGGCGCATCAATGGCAACATCGAGCGCATCCCCGTCGAAAACGTGGTGCATTTCCGCAACGGCCTCAATCCGGCGAACCCGCGCTACGGTCTAGCACCGCTCAAAGCGGCATTGTTGCAGGTTTTTACCGATACTGAGGTATCACTCTGGGTAGCTGCTCTGTGCCGAAATATGGCCATTCCCGGTGTAATTTTGTCACCATCTGAGCCTGTAGGAATGGGGCCAGAGAAAGCGGAGCAGATCAAACAAACGTGGAAGCGCAAATTCGGCGGCGACAATCGCGGAGAGCCGCTGATCCTCGACTTCGCCGCGACGGTGCAGACACTTGGCTACAATCCTGAGCAAATGAATTTCGGCGCGTTGACCAATCTGGCCGAATCGCGTATCAGCGGCGCGCTGGGTATCCCGGCGATTGTGGCTGGGCTATCTGCGGGGCTCGACTCTTCGACGTACAACAATCTTGCCAACCTGAAGAAATCCGCGTTTGAAGAGTGTCTAATTCCAACGTGGATGACGTTTGCTAAGACGTTGACACGCCAAGTGTTAGTGGACTTCGAGCGGGATGTTAGCGGCATTAAATGCAAGTTCGATACTTCCGAAATCAGGGCTCTGCAGGAGAATCAGTCAGAGAAGGAACAGCGCGCCATTGCCGCTTGGTTGGCTGGTGTCACCACGCTGAATGAAGCTCGGCAGCAGTTTGGGTATGATCCTGATCCGCAGGGTGATTATTATCTGCAGCCTAATGCCGGGAGGCCAACGACGACAGCCGTAGCAATGGAGACAGCCGGAGCTCCGCCAATGGCGCCGGTTGCGCTCGTTCCTCAAACCACGCAGGCACCGACAGAGGAGCCGAAGAGCATGCGCTTCAAAACGGTGGAGTGGAACGGGCTGACACTGCGGCGCCAACCAACCCCCCTCGAAGAGCGGATGCTGAAGGCGCTGGATGATGCCTATCAGCAAGGTCGAATGACGCTCGAAGGTCAGCTTCTCGCGCTTCGTGGCCGCTACATTGACGAGATCATTGACGAGCTCTCTGATATGTCGCCGGATGAGTATGCGCGCGCAATCGTTGAGACGACGGACGCAGATAAATTCGCGGTGGGTGGCATCCTCAGCAGCATCTTTACACGCGGCGCACGGCTGATCGTCGAGGAGTTGCGACAGCAGGGCGTTGACGTCCGGCTTATTGCGCAGCCCGTCAAGGAGGCCATCAGCCGAATTGCCGGGGCTATCGTGGCCAAAATCGCAAACGACGTGCAGTCACGTGCGACAGGAGCCGCTATTAGCGGTGTGCTGGTGCGCGCTGAAGACTTGCCAGCGTCAATCAGACGATCGTTCGACGAGGGCTCGACCAGCTACGTTTCACGGGGCGCGGCTCAGGCAACAAACTGGGCATTGAGTGAGGGCCGGGAAGCGGAGATCAAACAACACGGTGACGAGATATCGTATCTGGTCTATTCGGCGGTGTTGGATAATGCTACTTGCCGCCCGTGCGGTGAGTCTGACGGCCTCGGTGGGCAGGTCGACGAAATCCCGTCAGTGCCCAACCCAGACTGTGAGGGGATGGCGAATTGCAGGTGTGTGCATATCCCCGTAGTCGCTACAGGCAAGGGGCTTTATCGCGGTGTCGAGGTCAATCTAAAGCCGACGGCGGCGATGAAAGAAGAGGCTCAGCGCGGGCTGGATTGGCGCAAGGAGTTTGGTCGGGGTGGCACGGCAGTTGGCCTTGCGCGAGCAAGAGATATTAGCAACGGCAAGGAGCTTTCAGCCGACACCGTGAAGCGGATGTACAGCTTCTTCAGCCGTCACGAGGTAGACAAAGAGGGCGAAGGATTCAGCCCCGGCGAGGATGGATACCCGTCAAATGGGCGGATTGCGTGGGCATTGTGGGGCGGTGATCCGGGATATTCGTGGTCGCGCAAGCTGGTGAATCGATTCGCGGCGATCGACGAGGAAAAATAATGGAACGACTGGGACAGCACGAGATCAAGCAACTGCCATTCGAGGTGAAGGCGGCTGAAATGTCAGACGGTGGCCAGTACGCTGGCGAGTTCACTGGATACGCGGCCGGAATCCTGAATATCGACACCACCGGCGATATGATCCTACCCGGCGCATTCACCGATGATCTGCCGCGGTTCCTCTCAGATGGGGTGGTGTGCTGGCAGCACGATTGGATGACGCCGATTGGATCGCCCATTGAGGCGCGTGAGGATGGTTACGGGCTGCTGGCGCGGGCGCGGATCAGCCGCACGACGCAAGGGCTTGACGCGATGACGTTGATTCGTGATGGCGTGGTAAAGCGGCTGTCCATTGGTTATCAGGTGCTGGATTATGATGTCGTCGATCGGGCAGGTTTGGCGCGCACGATAGCTGCATACGGGCTATCACCTGAGCGACAGAGCGCGATAATGGCCAGCTTCGATCAGCGGGATGGTGATATCGTCTACTTGCTGAAGAAGCTCAAACTGTACGAGTTTTCGCCGGTAACAGTACCGGCCAACGATAATGCGAGGATTATGGACGCGAAATCGCTTGCTGGTTTGACGTTCCGAGCGCATGCCGACACTGTGCTTGCAGCGGTGGCGGGGATCGAAACGCGCATCAAGGAGATCGATGCGCTGAGAAAAAGCGAGGGCCGCAAATCATCCCCGGCACACGGTGAAATGTGCGCGGCGCTGGCGGATGATCTCGAAAAAGCGTGTGGCCGTTTGCGTAAAATGGCCGAAGAGCTGGGCCGCAAACCCAAAAACGGGGAGGAGGAGGAGGAAAATCCGACTCAGCCGGAGATGGAGATCGGCAACGAGGCCAAACGCGCCCTCTTGGAATTTCTAAAACTGTCTGCAAATTTCTAAGGAGAATTATGACAAAGCTGCAGGAGAAGCTTGTCACAATGGGTCAGCTCAAGAGCGAGCAGAAGGCCGCGTTTGACAAGTATCCGGACGTTACCACGATCCCGGCAGAGACACTGACCGAGATTAAGGGCCGCAATGAGCAGATTGAGACTCTCAATGCGGAGATCAAACAGCTGGAGGAGGTTGAGGCTATGCGCTCGACTGCTATCACGTATACGCATCATGGCACGGCTGGCACGAAGAGCGATGCCAATGTGATCCCGGCTCCGGCGATTGAGTTCAGCCGGGTGGCGCGGCTGAAGAACTTTAAAGGGCAGGTGGCCGGACGATCCGCTGAGGAGCGGGCCTATCGCTTCGGCAAGTGGTTCAAGGGCGCCGTGGTTGGCGATCAGACTTCGGCTCAGTGGTGCCGTGATAACGGCATTGAGCTGAAGGCGATGGGCGAGAGCACGAATTATCTGGGCGGGTATCTGGTTCCGCCGGAGTTTTCAGCGGATATCATCGATCTGCGCGAGCAGTTTGGCGTTGCGCGCCGGGTTGCCCGTGTCGTGCCGATGGCCGCGGATACTCTGGCCATTCCGCGCCGGTCGAACGGCCTGACGGCCTATTTCGTGGGCGAGGCCTCGACGATCACTCAGTCGGACAAAGTGTGGGATAACGTGCAGCTCATCGCCAAGAAGCTGGCCTGTCTCACGCTCTGGTCGAGCGAGCTTAACGAAGACGCGATGATTTCGATCGGTGATGATCTGGCCGGTGAAATCGCCTACGCGTTTTCGCAGAAAGAGGACGACTGCTACTTCAACGGCGACGGAACTTCGACGTTTGGCGGCATCGTCGGCGTCCGGCAGAAGCTTCGCGACGTCGATGCGACGATTGCCAATATCCGCGGCTTGCAGGTGCAGGGCACGGGCAATACTTATGCCGCGCTGGTGCTGGCCGATTTTCACGGCGTTCTCGGGCGGCTCCCGCTGTACGCCCGCGGAAATGCTCAGTGGGTTATGTCCGCGACATTCTTCGACACGGTTGCGCATAGGCTGCAGACTGCCGCGGGTGGCAATGCCGTGGTTGATATCGCGAACGGTGGCCAGCTGCGATTCCTCGGCTACCCTGTGACACTCTCGCAGGTGATGCCGACGACTACCGGCACCAGTCAGATTTGCGCTCTGCTCGGTGACTTCCGGGCGGGTACCGTGTTTGGAGATCGTCGGACGCTGGCGCTGGCGCTGTCGTCTGATTTCAAGTTTGCTGAGGACCAGCTTGCAATCCGCGGAACTGAGCGCTTTGACATCAACATCCATAGCGTGGGCACAACCAGCGCGGCCGGGCCGATTGTGGGCCTGATCACTGGCGCTTAAGGAGGATTATGAACAATCATAAGAACGTCCGGTCGGTATTGATGCTCTCGCCGCAGACTGCGGCCGGGAGTGCGACAGTGACAGCAAATCTCGACTGTAAGGGATTTGGCGACGCAGAGATTTTGGTTACGATTGGGGCGGCTTCGACCGCTCCGAGCGCAATCAAAATTTTTGAGTCTGATGATACCGTGGTGACTAACTTCACCGAGCTGACGGCGCTGTCTACCGGCAACGCCGCGGTGACGGCTGATCAGCACGTGCGGTTTTTTGTCGATCGGTCCAACGGCGCGCGCAAGCGTTATCTGCGCGTCGCCATTACGACCGCGGCGACAACTACCCTGAGCGCGCACGGGCTGCTC